GTATATGAGAACGATATTTTAGTTTTATTGGTTTTGGTGGAGTAGGCTGTTCGTGATATATTTTAGGTCTTAATGCACCTAATAGTCCATTATAAGATATACCTTTTTCAGTATAATATGATATACCTTCTTGGTTTTGTCCTAAAAATAAGCCTTTTGCTCCTAAATCTCTTCTAAACATTGCTATATGAGAATAAGGACAATGTGGAGTAGAGTTCCAATTCCATATTGCCCAGTCCCCATCTACCATTTCATTAGCAGGTACTTTATCAAACCAATTTCCAAGTCCTAAATCATCAAAATTATACCATATTCTATAAGCATACCCACTAGGATTACCACCATAACATATTCCACCAGGAAATCTTACTCCTATTTGTGTTCTGCACCAGTTTAGGAATCCATCTACACATTGAACTCCAAAAGAACCATCTTCATCATAACCTTTACCTATAACTTCATTACGATATTGTTCTGGTGTTTTACTCATTGTTTTCACTCCTCATTTCAGTATTTTGTAATAACATATTACTCTACCCCCTTTGTGTAGTTATAATTTGATATTCCAGTTATAACACCTAAAAAGGTAGAAATTGCACTTATTGTCAATACGATTTTTTCAGTATCAAAGTTGTATATTTGTCCTAGAGTTCCTATTAATGTAATTAGGGCAGGAATAAATATTATTAATCCCCACTTGAATATTTTATAAACTTTATCATTTAGTTTCAATCTATCACTTCCCAACTTTTAATTTTATTTACTATTTCTTTTACAAAACTATTTCCTCTTAATTTGAAGTATAGTTCTGCACTCTTTAGTAGAGCTTCATATTGAAATGTTGTTATCTTTTTATCTTTTTTACACATATCATATATTTGTAATATGTCATTACGTAGCGAACACTTAACCCCCTCAATTGTTATTAGTATAAATGCACCTATCGAACTAAAAGTACCAAGCAAGAATACTAATTGAGTCCAATACTCACTTATAAACTTCATCAATACACTCCTGACTTATACCCAATTACATAAACAGGTATAACATATCCATTATCTGTTGCATTTGCATTTTCAAAACTTATTGTATTTCCACTTACTGTTGTTCCAGTTGCTCTATAATAATTACTATAAGCATTTAATATAGTTCCATATCCTACTGGTATTTTTCCTGTTGTCATAAGTCTTGCAGAAGTTGTATTTTGTCTAAATATAATTTCATAACAACTATAGTTTGCTAGTGATTCACTTAGAGTTATTGTTTGAGAAGAAAAACTTGCTGTAGGGTTTTGATTTTCCCATAATTTGTTTCCTAAAGTGTTTTGTAAAATAACTGAATTGTTATTTACTACACCTTTTATCTCGTTTAGATCACTTGCACTTACTTTATTAATGTTTGCTACTGAAGTTGTGTTTAAATCTACTTTGTCATTGTATTGTATTGTTGTACCATAAACTGACATTTTACCATCTCCTTTATTCTACTTTTAAATATTGCTTAAATGTGTAATATTTTCCTGTTTCTAGTTCTCTTTCTATTGTTATATAAGTTGTTAGCTCATCATTGGAAATTAAATCTATATTAGAAATTGCTTTATCTACATAAATAGTAAATTCAGCAACTTTATGAGTATCATCTATTGAATCCCATCCAATAGGTTTTATTGCGGTTGTATCATCTTGGTAATTAATACGCATTTTAGAACATTTTGTATTACGTTGGTTTTCTTCAGTTCCTTCGTTTATGTTTGTGTTTATGTATCTACCAACCGAAGATAAAACTCTATCATCATTATCTTTTACTGATATTGTATTAGTATAGTTCAAGTACAATACCTCGTATATGTTTTTAGAAATTGTATTCCCATCTTCTACTAATGTCACTTTAGTTTCTCCAACTAAATCTTTAGGGTTTAAATCAATTCCATTTAAGTATGTGTTAGGTATTTCTACACTAGACATAGTATAGTTATTTGTTATTGATATATTAGTTAAGTTTCTTGAAAATACTATTTCATCATTGGAATAGACATTTACATAATTACCTATCAATGAGTTGTAGTTAGTGTATGGTTCTCCATTATAGTTTGTTATATTATATACTTCAGTTATTTGCTCCATAATCCAACTTCTTAAAGTCATAGCAGTTGTAAAAATATTCATTTTCAATAAGTTAAATGTTTGTGATATATAGAACATATTAAATCCATGAAAATAAGGAGCTTGTTCTTTTATTAATATAGGATTCCATATACCTTTAAAACGTTGAACGTAATAATCTGCTATGTTGCTATTTGCATTATCAGTGTACATAATATATAACTCCCCATTAACAACTTGCAATTTCATATCACATAAATCACAATAATCGTAATTTCCTAAACTTCTTAAGAACATTTCTTGTACTGAACGATTAGAGAAGTCAACCTCAAATAAACCAATGTATTTTGCAACTGGAGTTCCAGATATTCCCCAATGTTGATTATTTACTACAAAATATGCTTTTGTATTACTTGTAAATACAACTTGGTTTTTAATACCTGAACTGTCTATTAGTGCGAAGAAAGTTGGATCATATAAAACATAAGTAGCAGTTATAGAACTATTTTGACCTTCCCATCCATATACTGCTTGATTTCCAACGTTATGTGTTATTAAAAATCTCCAGTTAGCATTATCGTTGCTATCGTAGTAAACGTTTGCACCACCATAGATAAAACCATCATCAGTTTCAGCTTTGTTCCACTCGTTTGCACTTCCTACATTTATTTTTACATTTATTATTTTAGAAGCATTAGGTTGATAACCACCACTTCCATGAGTCATTTTTACTCCTACAAAAGAGTAGTGTGAACTAGATGGATTTTTAAATATTTCTCTAGTAAACATGTTTTTATACGCATCTCCTAGAGCATAACTCTTTCTTAAATTAACTCCATACTCATCATTTTGTGATATTGAAATATCATTAAGCATTAAAAATCTTTTTTCACAATTAGTTAGAGCTTGTCTTACTTCTTGAGTTCCTGAAGTGTTAGGTAATATAGCACAATCTAAAGCAACAAATTGACCATCTTTTTCTTGATACATACATTGTATAGGTCTTAATTTAGTTCCACTTGTAAACTCGTATATAGTTTGTATAGGTTTTAAATCTTGGTCTGTTATTATAATTATTCCTTTTGAGTTGTTTGTATAAGTTCCACCCTGTTCTACATATCCACCATAAAGGACTATTCTATCAGCAGTGTTAGATTTAATCATACCTGTAATCGTAAATGAACTCCATGCACTAGGTAAGAAATCTATCCACTCACTTCTATCTACATCTTTAATATCAGTAAAAACCTCTGTGTTAATAGGTTCTTCTGCATTAAATTCAGTAATATAGTCTAATAATGTTTTCTTATAATCATCAGTCATCTATTCCACCCCCAATGGTGTTTGTAATTCACTTTGTAAAGTGCTATTTCCATCTATTACAACCTCGTTTACTTCTAAATCATAGAATATAACGTTTGCAGTATTTTCAATGTCTATGTTCCTAGAAATGTATTCTCCTGCTCCAATATTTCCCATCATTTTAGAACGTTGGTTGTCAAAATAGTTTATTTCAGTTTCACTATTGAAACTTGAACTTAATTCGTATGTATAGAATATATTGTCTTGAGTAGTTATATAATTTATTGTTTTCTTCTTTACCATGTATTCAGTTGTTAATTCTTCTAATGGAGAATCAAACTCAACTCTTTCTCCTATATTCCATATATTATTTAGTGTTTCTACTTTTAATAATACTTCAGGATTTCCTTTATATTTTAAATAAGACTGTCCTATTGCTTGAAGTTCCTGTGTAGTAGTAGCATCATTACGATTTTCATATCTTGCTATTACACCTTTTCTATCTATCATTTTACTTACTCTAGATATTTCTTCTTGGTTTAGAACAACTTCTCTTCCTTCTATAATTGCAAAATATACTATTGTTATAATTGCTCCAGTTGATACTAGATTAACACTTTCAAAATATGTGTTTCCTGGTTGATATACAAAATCTCCTTCATATCCTAAATCGTATTCTTCTTTTGTGATTATAGTAGCAGGGTTTCCATTTAATAATAACGAAGATACATAACCAATTTTTCCAGTTGTATTAAATTGAGTTTGATATCCATCTGCTACTATTATTTCAGTAGTTTCTATATTTGCATAAACTTCTCCAGATAACATAACTTGTTTATTACGATAATCTCTACTTGAATAAGAGAAAGACATATCTATTATGTTGTTATCACAAAACCACTCTTGAGTGTAATCTATTGCAGTTCCCTGTGGCATAAGACTTGGATCATAGAAATCTATTGCAACTGTATTCTCATCTACCATCCTAGTAGTCCACCTAGACTGTGTTATATCTGCAATATAATTAAATACATCATAAGCAGTTTTATCTTTAGTAGAATATGCACCTATAACATCATCACTATGTAATATATTTACATTTCCTAGTACAAACCCATAATCACTTATAGTTCCTATTACTTGATTAATAGCTTCTAATATAGTCTTTTCATAAATAACGAAGTCTAGTGTTTCTCCTTCACTTAAGAAAGTCTTAAAATCTAGAACTTGTAAATTACAATAATGTGGGTGTCTAGGATTTAATGATATATTTCCTGTGTTTTCTACAACTCCACAAAATAACATATCTTCTTCAGTATAACCTTCTTGGTAGTTATACATTAAACTCATAATAAAAGGTAGGTAAGGGCTTGATACACTAACATTATTCAACCCTTCTAATAACTCAATACTATTTAATTGATTAATAAGTTCTTCATCTTCTATTAAAATATTTGTTGGTGTGTTTAGTACATAATATACTTCTACATTATGGGAACTTAACCAAGTTTTAAATTGTGCCAAAGTAGTAGTTCCATAAGCACTATGATTTATAAATATTCTATCTTTTCCACTTGCTGAATTATGTTCATATTTAAAATCTCCTAAACTTGTCATACTTAAATTGTATTTGTAATAATTTGATAAACCATAATTTATATTTAATGTATTCAAATCTAATATAGGTGTAAAAAATCTATCAAAGTCTGTACTACCACTTTTTGCCCAACCGCTCTCACTACCATTTAAAACAACTCTACCTATCTCTTTATGTATATACCATTGTCCTTCTTCTAGGTTGCTATCATATAAAGGGTTTTCAGTTGTATTTCTAAATATGTAGTCTTGGTATGTTCCTATTTTTCCTAAATATATTGGGGTTTTATATGGAGTATATGAAGTTGCTTGACTTCCTTTTTCTAGCATTGGTGTAAATGTAAAATTATTTAATGTTATTCCACTTGCTACTCTTATTGTTATACTATCATTTCTTATTATTTGAGTTGTATAAGTAAAGGTTTTAGTTGCATTTATATTGTTTAATGAAGTATCTAAACCACCATTATCATCTACTCTTATTCTTACATCATTTGTTGTAGGGTTAAAAGCACTTATTGTATAAGTTTCATTAACTTCATATCCTATGCTTCTATTTGTATCTATTCTTACAAAAGCAGTTGCAGTTGCAGTTCCATTTAATGTTATTTCTCCATTTAATACTGTTGCAGTAATTCCTGCTATTGTATATGTTCCATCTCTTAAATCAAGTAAATTCTTCCCTAAATTAATCTCATAGTCATTACTTTTATATTCTTCATAATCACTTATTGTTGCACTACCTTTACATAACATTATTTTTACACCATCTAACATTGAACTTGTAAATGTTGTATTTGCTATAACTTCTATACTTATATATGTCCAATTACTATCATTTGTAAATGTTCCATTTATTACTAAATTGCTTGTAAGGTCATTAGCACCTTTATTTAGAACTCCTCTTATTTGAGTTATATTTTGATTTGTATAAGAACTTACTAAAGAATATTGTTGTCCTGCTTTTACTGGTATATAAAGAATTGTTGCTCTTTGTGTGTTGTTTTGATTACTCCAACTTTTACCTATTTGTATATTATCTATATTTGCAAGATTTTTTCCTTCTATTAGTATATCTTGTCTACCTGTTGTTATATTTATTGGTATTGGACTAGATGGTGTTGGTGTTCCATTTTGGTTTGTTTGACCTTTTAGGGTTTGGACTTGGTATTGTTTTGTTGTATCTACATTTATAGAGAAGTTAGTTCCTTCTATATCTTCTCTTGTAGTAGGGTGTACTATTTCATTAAATATCTTGCATTTAGAATAGTCTTTAGGGTAATAAAATCTACTTGTATAGTCTTTATCTTGTTCCCATGTTGCAGGGTATACATTATTTAGGATAACTGAAGAAGTATTTAGCATTTCTTCTTCTATTGTAAAGTTCTTATCACATAATACTTCTTCATTGTCTATTGTTATTTTCATATTATCCCCCCATACCATAGTTATAGTCATTTTTAGCACCACCACTAAATGTTTTGATACGTGATACTGTTTGACCTAATGGATCAGTTTCCATACTTACATTATTATTTACTACTACGTTAGGACTATAGTGTGTATTCATTGCTCCTGTTAGACTAGGACTTATTCCAAAAGTATCTTGTACTTGTTCTTGAAGCTGATTCTTCATTTTGTCTAATTGTTCGGTATATCCTAAAACTGAAAACTTACCTATCATTGCAAATTCAGTTGAAGGGGAGTGTATTCCTAGAACGTTCTTAAGTCCTTTTAGAATTGCTTTTCCCATATTTTTGACTTTATTAATTACCCAATTTTTTAATCCTGCTATTCCGTTCCATAATCCCATCATCATATTTTTACCTACATTTAACATGTTGCTTGGTAGTTCTCTAAAGAAACTTACTATTTTACTAACAAAGTTTCTTACTTTTTCTGGAATACTTCTTGCAAAATTAATAACACTTTGAATAACTGTTATTATTCCTTTTATTATTGCTATTGTCATATTTATATAGAACTTTATATAGTTTATTACTAACATTTTTATAAAGTCTATTATTGGTTTTAGTGCAGTTAGTACTTGTTGAACTATCGATACAATAGTTTGTACTATTGGTTTTAATACTGCAATTAGTTGAGTGATACCTAATTTAATAAAGTTAAATACACCATTTACAAGATTCCTAAACCACTCACACTTTTTATATAAAAGAACTATAACTGCAATTAAAGCTATTACTGCCATTATGATTAACATTATTGGGTTCATTGCCATTACTACATTTAAAGCAGTTTGAGCTATTGTCATTAATTTAGTGACCATTTGCAATGATTTTATTACTGTCACAAAGGTTTTAAATGCACTTACTATTTTTGCTATTCCTAAACCTATTTTGATTAAAGGACCGATACTTGCTACTATTCCACCTATTATAAGAATAGTCTTTTTACCTTCATCACTTAAGTTATTGAACCAGTCTGCTACTTTAGTTAATGCCTCTACTATTGAAGTTAGAGCAGGTAATAGGGCAGTAGTCAATGATCCAGTTGCTTCTTTAAAACTATCTTTTAATGTTGATATTTTTCCTTCAGTTGTTTGAGCTCCTTTTTCCATACCTTTATAGAAAAGTCCACCCTTACTTGTTGCTATCTCAAAAGCATGTGCTACTTCTTCGGCAGATACTCCACCTTCACTCATACGTTGTTTTAAGTCTGCCATGCTTTCTCCAGTTTCTTTAGAAATAATGTTAAGTGGATTAAATCCCTGATTTATCATTTGCAATAAATCTTGACCTGTTAATTTACCTGCACTTTGTACTTGAGAAAATGCTAGAGTTAATCCTGCAAGTTTCTCACTATTTCCCATTGATATATCTCCAATTTGGTTTAAGTACTTTTTAGCGTTATCTGCACTTATACCGAAAGACATCATAGTTTGAGTTGCTTTTACCAAATTACTTGTTTCATAAGGTGTAGTTTTAGCAGTTTCTTTAAGGGTATTTAAAAGCTCTTCTGCTTGTTTTTTGTTTCCACCTAGTAAAGTAGTCAAGTTAGCAGTATAACTCTCTAATTCGGCATTATATTTAACTCCTGCAGTTGCTATAGCAGTTAGTGGAATTGTCACTCCTACTGTCATAGCATTTCCTATACTATTAAGAGTAGTTTTTAGGTTTTTACCCATGTCATTTGTCTTTTTGTCTAAATCAGAGGTATCTCCTTTAAAGTGGTATAGTATATCTCCACCATTTGCACTATTCATTTAATCAACTCCTTTCTTTGTATTTAAAAAAGAGTTAAAGGGTTGATTACCCCTTAACCCTTTAAGAGTTTATTTATTACCCTGCAGTTGCAGTTCCGTTTATTGTCATTGTGAATCCAAATTCACCTTCATCTTCAGCACTTCCACCTAGACTTTCTAGAGTCATTTTTACATTAGCAGTATAAGTAGTATATTCTAGAACTGCATTGTTTACTCCAGTTAGTAAATCGAATTTAACTGATAGGTTATTGAATTGACTTATTGTTCCTGCAGTTAGTAAAGTGTGTACTTTACCTAATACTGACTGAATTGCAACGTTGTTTATATCTATTTTTACAGTACCTTCTAATGTCATTGATACACCTGTTATGATACTTCTTTGAATAGCATCACAAAATACATACCAGTCTTTTTCTTCGAAATCTTGGTTTAATGATAATTCACTTGTAGTACATAAATCAGTGTATGTAGGAGCATTTGAAGTTCCAGTATTTATCTTTAAATTCTTGATAACATCTCTATTTGTTACGTAAAATTCCATAATATCTCCTTTCTTAAGCAACTTGATTTACGATACATTGTAGAGTAGCAATATAATCAACTCTACGTATATCCATATATTCAATTGCCTGTGGGTTTGAGTATTGTTTAAATATAATTTGCCATTTTCCACCTTTATAATCATATAAAACGTGTTTTCCTATTAAATTACCAATAGTATTGGCAGTTGTATAATTCTCTTTCATTTTTAGTCCACCTATTGTTATTTGATAATAGTTGAATAGGGGAGTAGTATTTTCAAAGAATACTATTTTTTGTCCTGGTTGTTCTTGTACTACAATAATCTTTTTATCATCATCATTTGTTGAGAACTCTGCTTTACATTGATAATCTGGAAATAAACTTTGTAAATAAGATATTAAGACTTCATTTTTCATTGCATGTCCTTTCTCCAACTTTGATTAACTGCATTGTTAATAATAGTTGCACTATGTTTCTTTAGTGTTCTTGCAAACCACTTATTGTTAGTTCCTGGTGTAGTCCAATTAACACCTTCCATATTCCATACATGTTTAGCATAGTTAGTGTAAGAACCAATGTAATAGTCATTTCTACTTCCACGAACTCCACCACTTATACTAGACCTTCTTAATGTACCAGAGTGTCCTACGATTTTACTCATAGGTATCATTGGTACACTTAAATCTAGTGTTTGTTTTGCTATTGTATATAGAATATCTCCAGGTATTTTATTAAGTCCGTTTTGAACTTTAGGATTCCACCTGAACTCTACTGATACATCCATTTATTTAACTGCAATAGTATAGTTTGCTATCTTATTCCATATCCAATTATCTTTGACATCTATTATGGTGTATGTTTCGTTGTTAAAAATAACTTGATCTCCTTCTTTAACATCTACATTATTCTTAACTATAAAATATCCTTTTGCTTCAGGTACAGTATATACTCCAAAACCAACACTTACGTCTTGATTATAAGGACATATAACTATATTTTCGCTTTCAGTATATTCATCATCCCATACACCTGTTCCCTTGCGATTATATTTGACTAGTGTAGCATTTAGACCATTTGTTATATACATTAAAAAGGTATCTCCAA